AGACGGAGCAGACGGTGCAGACGGAGCACAAGGGCCTCAGGGTATCCAAGGCGTTGCTGGTGCAGACGGAGCAGACGGAGCACAAGGGCCTCAGGGCGTCCAAGGCGTTGCTGGTGCAGACGGAGCAGATGGTGCAGACGGAGCACAAGGGCCTCAGGGTATCCAAGGCGTTGCTGGTGCAGACGGAGCAGATGGTGCAGACGGAGCACAAGGGCCTCAGGGTATCCAAGGCGTTGCTGGTGCAGACGGAGCAGATGGCGAAGATGGCCTTGCGAACAGTCACGTAGTAGACATATCAGATCAGTTAGAGGCGGGCAAATATGTATATAATTTTGTTGACAAAGAGGGGTGCCAGCGTCAGTGTAGTGAGATATTTAGAATATTTTTTAACGGTCTAAATGTAACACCAGACGTTGAAGTCTCTGAGGATCGTCTTACTTTTACTTTTACAGATGATTACGAAGATGCTGAGTTTGGGTTTGAAAATACCAAATTAGTTATTGACTTTATAAGCGAAGGTGCTTCGCAACATTAATCGGAGATTATATTATGGCAATGGGAAGTTATGCTCTTGGGGCAACAGTAAGAATACCTTTGCAGGTTACAGATGCAGGAACCCCCTTTACAGAAGATGTAGATCCTACAATTAAGCAAATTATAAAGCCAGACAGAACATCTGCTCTTAGCGCTCCAGAGCCTATGCTTGAAATAGACAAAGATTATGGAGCTTATTATTACGATTATGTCCCTGATGTAATCGGTGATTATGTGGTAATAATCACATATACATTTGATGAAGTTGAGTTTTCTGTTATTGAAAACTTTACAGTTGGGAAGATAGTAAGTATCCCTAGAGCAGAGGCAAGATAATGGCAAATAACAGAAATCAGGCAATACGAGGAGAGGCTGTAGAGCTTAGTATTCAATACTATGGCGTTGACGGTCTTCCTAGGGACTCAGACGCTACTCCTGAGATACAAATTACGGATATAAATGGAGATATTGTAGTAACAACAACAGCTGCCGGAGTTACAAAAGAAGACAAAGGGCTTTATGTATATTCGTATGATGTTGGATCCGCAGTAGATACAGGGTTGTGGACAGACAAATGGACTGCAGATATTGGTGGCGCAGCAGTTGCTAGCGAGTTTAAGTTTCTTGTTACTGGCTCTCCGTCTTCCGAGGCAGGAGCAACTGAGCCCGGAATTGTCGCCTTAGGCGATGAGGTTGACTTTGATTTCTCAGAAGCAGAATTAACTGGACTAAACATTCTTTTAAAGCATTTAAAATCTAGATTAAGATCAGATGGGAAGAAGCCTTCCAGAGATGAATATGGGGCATTTATTACTGATGGATATGGCGAAATAGTGATGGAAGAGTGTAATGTGTTCTCCGATGAGATTTTAGCGTGTTTTTTATCGGCAGCCCTTTCGGAATTTAATATGGTTCCATTTTTCTCATCATTTACTTTTGCTGATGAAATAATTTATAAAACATTTTCACATTCGGTTGTAGAGGGTGCCTACATTTTAGCACTATCTTCTCAGGCCTTAGTTGAAAAAGGCAGGGATTTTACTATCAGCGATGGAGGTATTTCGTATCAGCCACCAGCCTTGGGGGACTTTATAAATGGTCATTATCAAAACTTTATGACTTCCTATAGAGAAAGATTAAAGTTTATTAAGAATAGCATAAGACCTAATCCGACATCATTTGGGACATTTACAAACCTGAGCTCTGGTGCCCCAGCCTTTGTGAGACTAAGACACCTTAGAAGTCGTAAGATAATTTAGTCTAAACTTAGGCGGCGTAAGTATAATGAATATGACGCTTTAACGGAGGATAAATGAGAGAACCTGAAAAAAGACATCTAGAATACTGCGGATTTACTAGTCCAAGAGATTTTGACGAAATACAGTTTGAGCTTTTAGGCTTACATAATTTAATGAAAAGAGCCGAAGAAAGAATATCTATGTTAAATCAAAGTTCGTTTCTTGCTAATTTAGCAGTTAATAATAAGGCCGAAGAACTAGGCGGCTATTTCGACCAAGAGGAGCGAGAAAATGATAAGGATAACTTCGTCAAAAAAGAGTAACAGCCTTCTTGATGAGATTACTGCTCTTTCTAAAATAAGAAATGCACTCTTGAACGATAAGATTGCAAAGAAAATCTGCAAAGAAAAGGGGATTGGAGAATGGTTTCTTGCCGGAGTTCCTATAAAATTTGATAAAATAAAGCAGTCTGCGAAAACTGTTGATTCTTATATAATTTTAAATAAAAGTCTTTTGAAGAAGCCTTTTGATATAATGATGCGATATGTAATTCATGAATTAACACACTCTATTCAGCATGTTCAAAATTTTAGAAAAAAAGATACAAAAAAAGAGAATGAAGAATATCTTGATAAAGATACCGAAGTTGAGGCCTTTAAATACCAGGTAGAGTTTGACGCAGAAAATAGAGGTCAGGGTAAGGCGGAAAAATATGTAGAGGATCTTCTTGATTATCATAAGATCAAAGGCAAGGAAAGAGCAGACAAGAGAGACGAGCTTTTAGACGAGCCTCGCTAAACACTTCCTCTACTAATAGAAAGACCTCAATTGGAGGTTTTATATGCTAGCGATTTCGGGACAATATCCGTCAGAGGGTGCTAAGGGCGCAGCCTTAGATTCACTTATTGAATTTTCTATAATTAATGATGGAACCGGCATAGACTCCTCAACCCTAATAGTTGAAGTCAGTGGGTCTACGGCTATATCTGATCTTGAATTTCAAAAAGGATTCGACGGACTATATTCGGAGATAGAAGTATCTTCGGAGCTAGTTGATATCGTAATTGATACAGAAGATTTGTTCCGACAGGGGCAGGTTGTATCGGTAAAGATTCAGGTTAAAAATTTAGAAGGTGATTTTTTTAATTATAATTATTTATTTAAAACAGTTGCCCCTGAGCCGGTTTTAGAACTATCCTCCCCCACAGAAGGTGAACTGGTTAAATCTGACCAGGTTGTTTTTCTTCAATTTAAGGACGAAATTGATGATATAAATGTAAGTTCTATAAATATTTGGATAAATAGTCTTGAGGCAGTAATTGATGGGGTTTTTCAAGATACTTTTAGCGGAGAAACTTCTGTAATAACAAAAATAGATGATGGAGCTACGGTAAGGATTGAGCCAGTAGAGTCCTTTCGAGATGGCCCATATACTGTTAGATATTATGCTGAAGATACGTCAGGAAATGTTCTACAAGATGAATTATCATATTCTGTAGATCTACCAGAAGTTGTTTTGCCATCAACTTTTCCTCAAGTTAGTTTTTTGGGACTAAATCAAGGAATAAGAAAAGTTTCTAATATGGGCAGAGGCGATATGTTTAGGGTTGAATGGCATCAGCCAGTGCCTAGATCTTACAAGGGTGATTCTTTTGCTCTTATATATCATGATGAATCTAGATTAGAGGTTTTTGATTCAAGTCCCAAATATATTGCAAAATCTTCAATATGTTCTGCAGATGTGTCCGGCTTTACTCCGGGGCTGACCTTATCTTTTGCGGCTAGAGCGCTTGAGGCCTTCAGGGATACGCTGGACCTGGAGGGCATGAAGGAGGCGGTAGATGGGCTATTCATTATTCCAGATGATGCAGTTATATCAGAGCAGATAACGCAAGATGACACTAGGATCGCTGTAAGCTCAACGGATGGTTATCCATCTTCTGGAGTTCTTTTTATTAATGATTCAGAGGTTGTAAGGTACACGGCAAAGACTGATACAGAGTTTTTACTGCCTTCGAACGGTCGGGGGCTTAATGGAACAAGTAAGGGCGTTTATATCCAAGGAGATACGCTGAATATGTTCCTCGCTTGTCAGGATAAGAATACTGTTATCATTATGGCTACGCCAACATATTTTGATGGATATGAGAGTGGAAGGGCAATTTCCGGGACAGGGCTTGTTGTAACTGACTATACAGATAGTGATAAAAAGTTTTTTCAGGGATTTGACTTTTGCGGATATCATCGGGCCATACCTCAGAATATTTTTCAAGGAAGAGACGACTGTGGCAGCTATCTAGGTGGCGAATTTAATAAGACCAGGGGCATGAATCTTTTTGATAGAATGTTGAATAGAGAAGAGATTATTTTAGACCAAACGGGAGAACCGGTCATTTTATTAAAGAGAATATGGGATGGCAACACCTGCAGTTGCTCTGATTCAAGGCGGCAACATCCAAAAGTAAAATCTTGCAAACTTTGCTTCGGGACAGGTTATACCGGAGGGTTTTCACAATATGATTATAGAAGAAGGAATGATGGCCGAATAATGGTAATGTTTGGAGATACAGTTGAGGACCTAAAACTTGGGCCTCATACGCATTTGGAGCAACAGTATGAGCCGGCGTGCTGGACGCTTCCTAGTCCAGCGGTTAAAGATAGAGACTTAATGGTTAGGTTTGATTTTAATGATGATGTCGAATATATGTACGAAGTATTGGATGTCACTAAAGATAAGTTATTTTATAGACATTATACAAGACAGAGGTTCAGGCTTAAGCGTTTAGACAAAACAGATATAGCTTATACCTTTCCTTATTCTTTAAACATTTAGGAGATTATTATGAAATGGGTAAACAATACAAAAGGGAGGCCAGATTCCATGCTTACATTTGCTTTGATAGCGTTTTTGGTTGTAACTTTAAATATACTTTTGGCAACTTTTGGGAGAATATCATTCAATGGATTTGAGATTGGCCTAGAGGCGATGTCTTCGGGGGCTATGGGCACTTATCTTTCGGCAACGTTTGGAGCCTATGTGGCCAGAAGATGGACGGACAAGAAATATGAAGACGCTGGCAAGCCTGAGGTAAAGGTCAATGAGTAATGAGCCAGAAAATAAGAATGAAGAAACAGATGAAGAAGAAGAGAGTGTTTGGGGTTTGATTAAAGCTTTTTTTAGCGCTATAAGTTTAAAAACTAAACTTATATTAGGTATTATAGCTAGCATATTCGGTGCTATAGCATTTTTTATAATGAATCGAAACCGGAATGATAGAGAGATATTAGAATTTGAGTTAAAAAAGGTTAGGGAAGAAATTGAGATAGAACAAGTTCAAATAAAGATAGATGGCAATACACAAAGGCTAGAGATTCTTAAGAAGCGTGCAGATGAAATTGTAAATGAGATAACTGAATTAGAAGAGCAGGAAGAGCAATTACCAGATGATAAGGATGCTTCAAATGATGAAATTGATAAATTTTTTGACGACAGGGGGTTCTAGGTGAATAGAGAGATAAATAATCTGCTTAAAGATATGGGCAAAGAAAATAAAGATATTTATAATAAGTTAGTGTCTATAGCTCATAAGGTGGCCAGAAGAAAGAGTTATTTGATTATAGATATTATGGAAATGGAATCTATGGTAGACGAAGATAAGGTCGAGCCTATTTCTTCGATAGAAAGAGTAGAGGTAGAAGTGTGATTTTAAAAAAAACATTACCAGCGCTTATTTGTATATTTGCCCTTATCTTTTCAAACGTTGCAATTGCAGGAGACTTTAAGCCTGCAGGCACAGTATTGGAAGAAGAAAGTTATGTTCTTACAAAGAAAGAGGCAACTGACTTGATGAATAGGCTAAAGCTTCTTGAGCTGAAAGAGCTTGAGTTAAATAAGTATAAGAGTCTGGAGAGCCTTAGGCTTAAGCAGATTGATTTGTATAAAATAAATTTAGAATATTCGCAGGCTCAAAATACAAGATATGTTAATCTGCTAGGAACAAATCAAGACCTACTTGATAGGTATAGCAAAAGAGATCAGTTCCAAACGTGGGAAAATTTTGGTTATTTAGCATTGGGGATAACCCTGACCATAGGTGCCTTTTTTGCTGCAGACGCAATAACTGATAGCATGGAACGCAACTGATGGCGATAGAGTTAATACTAATTTTATCTAATTGATAGAATATATAGGTTTAGGACGGTTTAATGGGAAAGTCAAATTATCCAAATAAATTAGATACATCATTAGAAATACCTGCAGTTAGAGATAACATAGTGGAGGTAGGTTCGGATGTGCTTAATAGCCTTAGGTCTGCTATATTTAATATAGAGAGGACTCTGGGGATTAATCCGCAAGGAGCTACTGGGAATACTGTGGCATCGAGGATTAATAGCTCATTAGATGGAAATGGAAATATTCTAAAAAATGCCCTGGATACAGCCGGGCTACTTTCCGGGCCAATAACCAATGCTGACGTATCTAAGGCTGCTGCAATTAATGAGTCAAAATTAAATCTAAAATATCCTACAACATTGCTGCAGGAAGAGATTTCTCAGATTATAAAGCAAATTGAAAATATTACAGTAACTTTAGAGGAGCTGTCTTATTTATATGCTGCGCATACTCATCCTGAGTCAAAAAACAGACATATGGGGCATGCGATAACTATATCTAAGATAAATAGAATGGAATCAGACACTGGTATGGTCTTCTCGGAAAGACAGACCTCCCAAGAATTGTTTGAGAAAATTTTTTCATCGCACATTAATTATAACGGGTCAGACATATCGGAATCGAATAGATCTCATGAGGCAAAACAACTTTTCTTCGATAAGGCGGATGCGATACCTTATGTAGAGTCCGACGATGTTCAGGGGGCTATTCTTGATGTCCTTGATCACGCAAAAGGGCAGCTTGTTGATCATCAGAATCGTCATCATAGTAATGGAGTTTTAAGGACATCTGTTATAACTGGAGCCGGAGATTTAACTGCCGGCCAGATGTTGTTAGATGAGCAAAAGGTCACATATTCTTTATATCTATCAGAAAATACGACAAAGCTATCTACAGTAGCCTTTGTTGATCAGCCGGAAGCCCCAAGTATATCTATTGAGAGGTCAGATATTCTCAGAATGTATTCTGGTACGGATGGATCAATTACTGACTATCAGATCCATTCCGTAGAGTATAACGGGACGGCCATAAAGGCTATTAAAATATTTGGAGTCTTAAGTCGAAACTCTGATCCTTTAGATAGAGTTAAGCTTTTTAAAAATAAAAATGCAGCGTCTAACTTGTCAGGCCTATTGGTCGCCGCTAGACACTTTCCCGTTCCAATTACAAATATTGACATACTTCAAGTAGCAAATCCTAATTCTAGCACTATTGTGTCTAGGGGGATAAGGCCATCTGAGATATCATTTGCTAATAGGTATATGAAGATTACTATAGATGGTGAAAAAGAGATTTTATTGGACGTATATGACGGCGCAGCCTCTTCTGGCCAAACTATTGACTCTATCATTAGGAAGATGAATCTCACGTTTGCTGAAGAATCAGCAAGTGTTTTGGCATATAGAGTTGATTATGATGATGTCTATAGTCCTGAAGTAGCGCTAGTCCACTCTTTGCCTAGTTCTTTAACACAGTCTTTTACCTTATCAGTTGCAGGACATCAAACTGATGGCGGAATTGATTCTTTGGGCTTTGGGTATATAGAAGATGAGGTTATAGACCAGGGGTCTGGACTAGAATATTATATACAAGGAGAGGCTAATTCTGGTCTTAGCATAAAGCTTGAGCAAACAGGACTAACTCTTTTAGAAGGAACTTCTTCGATCAGATCAGATGCTGCCGGAATAAGCTTTGAAGACTATGGCATTACAGATGGTGATCTTATTGTTATTACAAATACTTCTAATGATAATGGAACTTATGTCATAACAGATGTGAAGCCAGAGCAAGTTAAAGTTGCTCTGTATGACCAATTAGGCAATCCTAAAGTTTGGAATTCTGGTTCAGGTCAAGATTCTATTTTTTATGTGTTACAAACCACAGTATCTTTGGCAGCATTTCAATTTTTAAGACCAGCTGGCGGCGGGTCTAATGCTGCTGTAATTGATGTATTTCTAAATAAAAATAAAGAGATATTTTATAATGAAAGACTACAGTATTCAATAAAAATAAAGGACGCAAGCGATAGCCTTGTCTCTGTATGCGATTTTGATGGAGATGTATCTCTTTATACAGATGACGATCCAGGCATTATTTTGGCGTCCCTTAAAGCAGACGGCACACCTCAGTTGTCACTTGACGGGGGGACGCCTGTTGATCTTTCTGGAGTAAAGTCTTCTTATGTCAGACTAATGTCAGACAGACACAAGATAACTCTTTTAATATTTATAGAGGACTCTGATATTATCTACAATAAACTCTTTGAGGATAATGCTGATTTTTCTATATCGCTGTATGGAGACCCAGATATAAATCTTGAAGAAAATCTTCTTATCGCAAGGTGTCTTTATGATTCAAAGGGCTCAAGAGTAGGCGGCGCTGGAGCAGATTTACCAAGAATATTTAAAAAACTTGAAGTAGGAATTACGTCGGATAAAGATCTTAGCACAAAAGCTTTAGAGCGCGTATACCAGGGGCCTCTTAGGGAGACTCGGTCTAATGGTGTCACGCAAGGCCTTAAGCTAACCCCAGCAACTGGTCAGGCTCATGACGAATCTTTAGATGAATTTGGAAATTATGTAGTAAATATTTCCGGCGGAACATGTTATGTTCGGGGCAAGAAATATACTTTTAGCAGATACGACAATCTTATATCAGATGTTATAGCTCCGGGCGCAGGGTTCGAAGGCGTAGGGTTTGATAAGGTTTTTATCGCAATAAACGAATGGGGAGAGCTTGTTTTTGCTGGAGCGAGTGGTGGCGGCGGTCCAGGCGGAGCTTGTGCTTGTCCTTTTAATGCAGATTCGCATTGTATATTGGCTGTCATAGAATATGATTCTGTCAACCCTCCTGTGGCTATAGATTTAAGGCTCTTTCTTAATGACTTGGATCTTAAGGTTTTAAATTCAGTGACTGTTAGTCCCCAACGTGGCATGGGTCACTTTACAGAGTTTGGAGAGGCATTAAAATATACAAAAAGATTTGGAGATTTGTTCCCAAAGGCCGGAACTCCTACAATTCATTTAAAATCTGGAACGCATAAGGTTGTTGTAAACACTGGGGTTACAAAGGCAGCATATTCGTTGGCAGATCATTATCAGGCAGCATCTTATTACGGTAGTTGGATAAATTTTCCTGTAAATATAACGGGAGAAGGTTATTCCACTGTGCTTGATATTATGAAGGTTTATAGCGACTTCGGTGAGGAGCATGATGATAGGGCTAACTTTGGAGAAAGTGAACATGAGAGCCCTCTCTTTATCGCAGGCCCTGGATTGAATGCCTCTAGGCCAAATGGAAATGCTCAGATTCTAGATAATGGCTTTGTAACTCTAAGTAATTTTAGGCTAAAAAATTGTGGAATATGGATATTAGATCCTTGGACGAAAGATTCATTTGTTCCAGGCGAAGACAGCAATAAGTTAAATTGGGGAGTTAAGGTTGACGGGGTAATATTCGATAGATCTGAGAAGCCAGGATTTAGCGCTCAGGGCTTTCCGCATGCTGCGATTCGCTTTGAGAAGGCAGACAGTGTTGGTACGGAAACAATAGGAAACTTATCTATATCAAATTGTCAGCTTTTAAATTCAGGCGCTCTTTATGGCAATAATGCCGCTGCAGGAGAGCGTTGGGATGCCGATCGTTATAGAAATATAAGTATTTTAAATAATACGTTTAGAGGAACAGGGGATGGAGTAGTTGATGGTGGCAGTAATCACTGGATCGAGTTTATTACCGGAGATGGAGATATATTTGATCTTGAAGATGCTCCCTTGGGAAATAATATAGAATATCGTGGCAATATAGTCGCAGATAATGAAACTGGAATCCTAGCACATGTAGACTCTGACAATAATCATAGTTGGGGAGACAGAATAAGCAGAGATCTTGTCGTGGGGGGGCACGTAGGCATTGGGATGAATGTGCTTCCAATCTACCAGCTTTCCATTAAAAAATCAGCAGATAATCACCGAGCGCTTTACACAGATGGGGACTCGTACATGGGCGGCGATCTCGACGTCGCTGGCGCGATAACAGTATTGGGCGACGATGGCGGTTTTAATATTTATACTGGAGATTTGCACCTTATCAGTGGTGATCTATATCTTGACGGTGATGGTGTAGATGGCGCACCTATTTCAGATATATATATGAGTGGAGGAAGTATAACGGGCGTTAAAAATATTACAGCTTCTGGTCATATTATAGCTAATGACGGGAATTTGTATTCGACAGATATCATTCTGGAGGATGATAAAGCAGGAAAAGCCCCAAGCATTTTCATGACCTCGACAAGTGATGATAGATATCATGGCTCAGAGATTAGGTTCAAGAGGCTAACTCCGTCTATAAGCAAAAATGATCGTATAGGCGAACTTTGGTTCCAAGGGTCCGAGACAAACGACGATGCCATGGAAAACTGTGCAGCGATTCTTGTAGAGGCTGCTGAAAATTGGTCTTCCGGCTATTATCCAGCAGATATGATCTTTTACACGTTCGGGACGAGCCATACCGAAAGAATGCGGATAACCGATTCCGGTGTAGTAGACGTCAGCGGAGACTTAGAGGTCACAGGAATCTTGAAGGTGGGCTATGACCATCCGGCAGACGATGTTGACCTGAACGCTGCGTCTGGAAGTATTTGGGTTGGGTCAATTGATGGTACCGGGGAACATATAGCTATAGATATAAATGAAATTCAGGCAAAGAAGAACGGGACCACGGTAGACACATTACATTTGAATTGGCTTGGCGGCGAGGTGGTGATCGGCCCCGGCGTTGGGCTCTCTGGCAACCCAGACCAGGGTACAATAACGAAACGCTCATTAACGATTGGTGACAATGGTGACGGAAGCATCAGAGCCAAAGGAATCTCTAGATATTGGGAGGGTAAGGAAACCTTCTTCATAAATGAAAACGGAGGAACTGTAGAGGTTGGAGACAAAACTTTCGATAGCACGGGCATGATAATCCGAAATAAATGCACCCTTCACGGTGGCGACCCCGACGAGATGAGCTGGAAGCCGAGCGATACTGTCCATCCAACTTTGCGTTTGGAGAATTATTCTCTTGATAACGTGAATGGAAACTCTTGTGGTATGTGGATTGATTTTTCTAGACTTGGGCATGAAGATGGTACCGAGCATGAAGATGGTTGGGACGGGACTATCGACGCCGGCCATAAGTTTATTTTATTTGGTGCTGATAATTATGCCATTGGAAGTATTAAGTCGACTGGTGGTAATTCACCGGGAACCCTAGTATACGATACATTTACAGGCCAACATATAGCTCCGATTAAAGATTCTGATATTAATGCAATGAAAGCAGGAATAGGGCTTATTGCCTCTTCTGATGGAACCACTTTATTGGAAGGAGAGTTATCTGAGTCATTTTCTGGAGTAACTTTATCTTCTTTTGAGAAAGATAAAGCGGTATATGGTGTTATAGCTAGTGGCGTTTGGATTCCATGGGCAGAGAGGTGGAAGCATTGGACAGAAGGCCAGAGTGCTGTTAACGTTAATGCCTTAGGCAATGGCAGAGTCTGGGTTACAAATATTACGGGAGAAGTGGAAACTGGAGATTATATATGCTCTAGTAATATAGCGGGATATGGACAGCTGCAGGATGATGACTTCTTGCACAATTACACTGTAGCTAAATCAACAGAAGCTATAGACTGGGATAATGTTACAGATACTATTACTCATAATGGTGTTGAATATAAGAAATATCTCGTAGCATGCACGTATCATTGTGGATAGGAAATTATAATGGCAAAATCAAATTATCCAAATAAGCTAGACACATCAGTTGAAATTCCTGTTATAAGAGATAATATAACAGAGATAGGGTCCGATGTTCTTAATAGTCTTCGGTCTGCTATATTTAATATAGAAAAGACTCTAGGAATAAATCCTCAGGGAGCCACAGGAAATACCGTTGCCTCCAGGCTTAATAATGCTCTTGATGACAATGGAAATGTAACGAAGGATGCTTTAGATAGAGTCGGGCTTCTTTCCGGCCCTATATCTAATGAAGATGTATCTAAGGTTGCGGCAATTTCAGAAGGAAAGCTTAATCTAAATTATCCAACTCAATTACTTCAAGATCAAATATCTATTATAGACAATAGGATTGCCTTACTTATAATAAGTCTTGAGGAGTTAAATGCACTCCTTTCTGCACATGTTCATCCTGACGCAAAAAATAGACATCATGCTAAGGCAATAACGGTTGAGGCGGCAATAGTAGAGCCATCAGGTGCTGCTGCAAAAAGCTTAGAAGAGGGAACTTTGCAGGAGGCTCTTGAGGATTTATATAATGCTCATATAAATTATACAGGAGAAGGGGTAGGAAACGACAACAACTCGCATACTGCTGGACAGTTGTTCTACGACAACCAAGAGACTTTAGATATAATCTCCTCAAGCAGTGTTCAGGGGGCTATAGATGAGATCGCAGCACTTCAAGGTCGTACTCTAAGAAATTCTACATTAAACTTAAACTCTAATGGGTTAATCCGCACAGGATCAACTTTTGATGAAAGCGAAGGGAATGAATGCGGATCGTTAGTTATAGGGGCTTCTGAAATATCTTGGCTTGGCCCAGATGGCAATAGCAGGGAACATGTTTCATTTTTTTCAAATCCTATTCCAGCCGGAACGATAGAGCCATTTGATATTCTCACTATCTTAGATTCACCAGAAAATACTGATAATCGAGACTATTTGATAGAAAGTGTCTCTCTTAAAGACGATGGATCTCTTCAGTCTGTGGTAATCTTTGGAGGCCCTAAGTTTCCAATGGAACTTGGAATTAACGCTAGAATATCAAAAGGTATATATACAACATATAATGAAAATGGCCTTAACTGTTCAGCGAGGCCAAGGTATAACCGATCTAATACACCTGATGTTCAAGTAGCAAATCCAAACGCTGCAACAATTATATCATCAGGAATTAGGGCAGCTAATGTAAAAGAGGCATTTTCTGATGTTTTATCTATAGAGATAGACGGCGTTTCTCATGAGATAAATATTTTTAATGCAGATCAGAATCTTCAGACAATAGAAACGATTGTAGACAGGATAAATCAATATTCAGTAGAGCATAGATTAAATGCATTTGCATATAGAGTTAGAGCCTTAAAGTGTTATGAATTAGCTATAACACATATTTTGCCAAACTTCGATCAGGATGTAAAAAATAGAACTTTAAAGATAACAGCAGCAGCATTAAATGATGCGCATGAAGCTTTGGGTCTGGGATACATATTAGACAGAGAGGTAGAGGGCCAGTCGGGGAATACCTGTCATATTAATGGTAAGCTTATCTCTTCATTTGGAAATATAAAAAGATATTCATCTGAAAGTGTGGCCTTAAACATAGGGACTACAGATTTACTCACTATAAATATAGATTTTTTAAATGAAGAAATTAGAGAGGGTGATTTATGCACAATAGAGGGCTCTTCTAAAGAATCTGACGATGGAACATACAGGATACACTCTGTTGAAGGCCAGCTCTTATCGTTGGATTCGGCAGGAGGCACATTTTCTGGAGTTTTAGAAGATGATGCTGTTATCTTTATCCAAAGATGCTCTGCTCCAGTAGGTGAGCTCAATTTTATTGGAGACGGACTTTTATTGATAGATGTCTTTATGACAGATACTGGTGACATAAATTATAAGAAGAGGGCAGATATAGTTGGGCATCTTCAATCTCCAGGTTTTTCTGCAACGATATCAGATATATCAAAAGGGTTTATTACTGAAGGTGATACCTTTCAATTGACAGTAAATGCAGCCGGATATGCATTTTTAAACGCACATCCAGGTGGAGGCGAAGGGAAACATGTCTACGTAGCCTCTCACGGTAGGTATAAGATATATTCTGAAGATAAATTCAATTATATAATCTTAGATGTATTTTCTAATAATGCACCTGCGTTCGAAACTGATATAAAGATAAGCGGAAGTTCGGAGATACAAGATGATGTAATGCATCTCTCAAGGATTGTCTTTTCAACAAAGTTTGGGTTTATAATCGGTTCACCATCCGAACTCGGCGGAGCAATTCCTACGCTAGTCGACAAGAGAACGACAGGAACAGTTGATGACACTATTATTAGCGAAAATATTTTAGAAAGATATATTCAGGGACCAAGGAATGAGCTTAGAGGGTCTGGGATTATAAGAGATCTCGATATAGAGTCAATAGCAGATCATAATGATGGTACATGTAGCATATATGTCAACCCAGGGGTAGGCGTTATTAACGGAGTAAGAGTAGAATATCTGGGTATACTCAATCTATTTTATAATTATGATGAACCCGCTACCAATAATTTTTACGTAGCTATAGATGGTAAGGGATGTTTGCTTGTTGCTCCAGAAATATCCGTAGATGGAGACTGGATATCTCCATTTTTTAATCAAAATGTAGCGCATATTGCTTATGTAAACATAATCCCTGGGGGTGCCCCGGACATAACAGATTTGAGACTATTCGTTGATCATATAGATTATAAGGTTATAGCCGATATAACTGTTGCAAACGATCAAAGATTTGGCCATTTTACGGATATCAAAAAAGCTGTAGACTATGCAAGAAAATTTACAAAATTATTTCCAAAGATGAGCAGGCCAAGTATAACTGTAAAAGAAGGAGAATATGAAATAAGCGAAACAATCTATATTGATTTCGATTTAAAGTTTTCCGGATCAGGCCCCCAAACAATCATAAAAAGAGGCGGCGCATTAGTATCTGGAGCCGCTAAACCCGCCTACTCTCCAGTGTTTTACATAGGCGACGGCTGGGCTGGTTATTGGGAGACGTCTTCATGGGAGATTATCTATGGTACAACCTTTGAAAATTTTACATATAAGCTAGAAGAAGGCTCTTTATTTCAGGCCGGGGCAGTGTTTCATCTGGTTCAAGAGCCGAGCGGGCATTCTCAAAATGCATTTTTTAATTTCGATAAAATAAGATTTGCTGGTGAAAATTTAGGGGCCCCTCATAACGGAGGGTTTGATGATCCCGGTGATTGGCCATGCGAGATAGCAATATTCATCGGACCAGAGATAAATACCTGGAAGACTCTAGGCAACATCACGATAACAAACTGTTTCTTCAATTGGTTTGGAGCTGGAAGTGGGCCTTGCGTTTTAAATGAGTTTAATGACTATAACAATATTATAGTAACGGGAAATATAGCAAAGAATGTATATGGACCTGTCGGGGGGAATGCGTCAGGGTCCAATTATGGAATTCTGTATGATACTACAGACGGGTTCTGGTGGACGTTAAAAGATTATATAGAAACCGGAAATATCTCTGATGATCAGTAACGATAACAATGAGTAACCTAGATTCTGATAACTCTATACAACCAACAGGGTACAATACATATTGTCTGTTCCAGTGCAGCACAAGCAATATGAGGATCTGAAATGAGCAAAACAAGAGAGCAATCTGCTATAGATTCGATCTATAGCATGGAAAATATGTTAGAGGAGCTACTAAAGCGAGTTCAGGTTATGGAGGATAATCTGAAGCTATTAAACAACAAGGTATCTAAGCTCTCAAGGCCTACCCCCTTTCCCCCTGTTAAGAATGACTCTAGTCCGGAACCCCCTCCTCGACAACAAAAAGTTGAAAAATTGGTTTTGGGGAATATAAAGTTGTTTGGCTATATCGTTAATAAGGGTAAGGCCCCAATTCCTGATGTGTCAGTAAATGTATACGATGCAAATAATCAGCTAGTTAAGAACACGAAGACCAACGACGACGGTCACTGGGAGGTTCGGCTGCCAGCAGGGAATTTTGGGGTTGAGTATATTCATAAAAAATTTAAACCAGTAAACAAGACCGTTGAGCTGGAAGATGGCACAAAAGAGTGCGAGGTTAGATAAATGTTTTCAGTCAAAATTTTTAGTGAGAAGAATCGAGCAAATTCGATATTATTAAAAACAATATCAAAACTATCTGATTTTCTAAAGAAAGAGATGAGTAGGGAAGTAAATATAGTTTCAGATTCAAAGTCTATAGAGATGGTTTCTGGTAATTTAGATACTAATAATGATGAGATTGTAACAGAGCTAATAGTCAAGAAAACTATTACTCTTAAGTTAGAAGACCTTGGTGATAGACAAAAGTTAGATAAGTTCGTTAGAGAGATTAAACATTTTTGTGAGCAGGCTGCAGCAATTGAAGACATTGAATATCTGCCTATAAACTTTAGAGATTAAAATGATGGACGATCAACAATTACCAGGATCTGGGTTCAATGGAGACCATGTTGTTTTCTCAAGTTTCTTTGAGGACAACTACATTGTTCAGCAGACTGCAATTGTTCACCCAAAGACTCTTCTTATAGACGGCCTTAGAAAGGTCTTTAGAAATGATTCAATATTTACATACCGAGACGATGAATTTGGATACCCTCTGACCCCCGATCATACAGCCATTGATGTGGATACTGATGTGACAACAAAGATCCTTGTTAGTGACGCATATAGATATGAGGTTAAATTTTTCCCAGCCATAGTTGTTAAGTCTAGCGGAGGGTCCTATAAGCCTTTATCTTTTAATCAGAACATGACCTATCAATATAGGACAGATATGATTCAGACTGATTATGGTGCGACTAAGTTTGTAGATACACCTACTCATCGAGTTTATACTGGTAGATGGGAGTTAGGCTTTGAGCTTGGGGTATATTCTGAAAGTCAAAGTGAGTTAGAAGAGCTCGTGGATATAGTTTCACTGGCACTACAATACGTTCTTTGGCATGAGCTTCGAGCAAATGGTCTTTTTATATCGAAAGTAAATATAGGAGCAGAATCTGCTGAGCCTTATGCTAATGATTATGTATACAGTACAGCAATTAGTTTAAGCACCTTGTCTGAATGGAGAGTGGAGGTTCCCATCGAAAATATCGTAGAAAAAATAGCCTTTAGTATCCAGCCTACATGGCACCCTATTCCTGGGGTTAAGGGGGAGGCCGACCTGATGGCTGATCGGTTCGATGATATAATAGAATTAACAGAGATTTCATAATAGGTTTAGAGAAATTGAAACTACTAATAATAAATATTTTGATGAGTTATTGCAAGCGCGGAGGATTTTAAATGGCTAACATACCCGGAATATCAGGATTTATCCAGCCTGGAGCTTTTGCCAGGGATAGAGTTATCACTCGTGGAGTATCTATCCCCGGTGGAGTAAGAATAATATGTGTTATGGGCGAGGGTCTCAGAGAAGAGACCATTGTTGCATCCGCAGCAGGTAGCGGTCAGGACGGAAGTGCTGAAGTAAATCCGACTGCCAGCAGTGGAGACGGCAGGTACTTTAAGCTTAATAATGCTCCTGTAATTAGCGGAAGAACAGAGCTTAGGCTAAACGGAACGCTGCTTTTTGGCAAAGAGGAGGCTATTGATGAAGATCCATTTGGTTCCGGCTTTGACTTTAGGCTAGACCCCGCAACAGGTCACTTTGAACTGCAAGGTGCTTCTATCGCAGACCAAGATGGAAAGGGATGGAGTGCAGGCTCAATGAATATCGGAAACGGTAGTTTGGTTGAGCTCGGCTCAGACCCTCTTTACACCTTAGACATCTTAGACGAAACGGCCCCAGAAGAGAGATGGACCATAAGGTGCGTCAGCGTTGTTAGGGATTCAGAGGGAAACCCTATACCGGGTCTCGGTACATTTACCGCTATAGGCTCAGAGAGCGGTCAGATATATGATTCGGCTGGAAATGCAATAGTCTTTAATAGCTCATATTACACCAGCGGCGCTGGGGCAGTCTCAGGTAGCGAAGACGCCTGCAAAGATGGCTTTGTTGTAGAATCTGGGGAGGACGGACATGTTGATGTGAACGATGATGATGAAACTCCAGAAACAGTAAGCTCATTTATTGTCCCAGGCGATTTAGTAAAAGCGGGGCAAGCTATCCCGGGCGACTTTTTATGCGTTGACGGATATGTAGGCATTGAGATAGAGGACCTTGAGTACAGTGGAGCGGAGGATAACGAGACTACGATTACTTTGGTCACCGATAGTCTGCTTACGAACACTTTTTGGGATGAGGCCGACTTGATGTCCTGGGAGATTCGCGCAACAAATCTTCTTATAGATGATCAGACGGTAGAGCACACTGCTGGAGTCCCAGATACTCCCGGTGATTTTACTAGCGCAGATATAGGCAAGACTGTTATGATTACTCCGGGGAGCAATGGCTTTGCGGGTGGCTACTATGTCGTTAGCCAGGTTACTTCATCTAGAAGACTAAGAGTTCATAAGCTTGGAGATGATACAGTAGGATTCCCTGATATGGGGCAGCGTGATGAGGAGGACGGACTTGCAGATGTAGGTCTTACTTTTTATATGCTTCAAGATAATGGAGTCCTATTGCTGGGAATACAGGAAGGCTCTGTACCATTTGAGGTAGGCGACAAGTTCTTTGTAAAGGTTAAGTCAAGATCTCTTGCTGCAGGCGATACCTTGGAAGCTCAGTACATTTATGAGGCAGACTTAAATGATCCACAGCTTTTTACAGAAGCTAATGATTTATTTACAAAGCATGGCCTTATAACCGAAGAGAATACTCTTTCCCTAGGCTCTCAGATGGTATTTGAGAATGGGGCTCCTGCAGTTTTGGCGTTACAATGTAAGCCTGCTGTTCCTAGGAGAACTTCCGTGACACTCCTTGAGAAAGAGAATTCCCTTGGAGAAGGTGGCTTTGCAGCATGTTATGCGAATAACGCTCTCGAACCGGATAATTGTGAGGTTGATGATCTAAGATTTTTGATCCCAAGGCCAACTACAGGGCTTAGAAATGGAAGGCCGGATCCAGACTCAAGGGTAAATATCTTTATAGTTGATAAAGATACTGGGGATGAAACTCAGGTATTTCCAAATAAGGTTGATTTTTACCAGTCGAAATTAGAAACTGATATTCAGCAGGATGTTTGGACGGCAAGTTCAGACAACGCATTTTCTTACACTATAGTTAACGCTGCAGATGATATTTTAGAAAATGGAGATGAAGGGGATATCGACGAAGATGGCGGAGGAACTTACTTCACAACTCCAGAGGTTGACTTTGATGCAAGTCACGTTGGTATGACGATAGTCGTAACTAATATGGATGGCGCAGATGACACAAAATATACTAGTGTAGAGGAAATAGAGGGACAACTTACAAGTGATAATGTGGGGACACAAGAGCTTACCATAGCAAGCATAGGTGATGATTCAAAAGTTTATGTAGACCTTGATACGTCGTTGGGCAGCTATACAAATGTTCAATTCTTTATCAAAGATGTTGCATCTAATCCTGACGACGCATTGCTGCTTATTCATTCGGACCTTGTTTCTAGCGGTGTCATAAAAGAAGGTGATGGAATTCGAATATCTTATGTAGATGAGAATGATGCGGATTATTTTGACACCAATTGGTTTAATGCACTAGAGGCGCTAGAGGCTGCAGACGCCCAGATTATAGTTCCGCTTCCAAGACAGGCTATATCGTCTATCTTTAGAGCTACAGTTAATCATTGTGAAAACATGAGTTCTATTGCGAATAGAAAAGAAAGAGTCGCATTTATTGGAGCACAAATTGGAGTTACGCCGGATGCTTTGACCGGAAGGTCTGAAGTGGCTGTAGAGGATATCGGCATACTGGAGGGCATTCAGGGCGATGATCCAGAGGAAGTTCTCGACGGCGATGTTGAGGATCTTGTAAACTTTAAGCTTAGTGATAATTATACTAGCAAAAGGTGCGTATATTTCTATCCAGATTCAATCGTAAGGAACGTAGCAGGAACAAATGTTCCTCTTCATGGTTTTTATATAGCTGCCGCAGCGGCAGGCTATTTGTCTGCAACTCAGAATGTCGCAATACCACTTACACATAAATCTTTATCTGGCTTTGCGCTAACTAGAGACAAGGTTTTTAGACCAGTAATTCTAAACGCTCTTGGCGGAGTGGGAGCTACGGTTCTTCAGCCTGTAACGGGTGGCGGCAAGGTTCTGGCGGGAAGAACGACTAGTCAGTCAGGCTACGTAGAGGATGAAGAGATTTCGATAGTCTTTATTCGAGACGCAGTTAAAGGTGCTTTGAGGAGTTCGCTAAAAGGTTATGTTGGAGGGGTTCAAGATGCCAATACAAATATATTGGTAGGATCTAGAGTTCGTTCTATTATGACGGCAATGGCCGCTCAAGGTTTGATTACAGCTTTTAAAAATATAAGGGTAGAACAAGACAAGGTTGACCCGAGACAAATTAACGTATATTTACAATTCTCTCCTGCATATCCAATAAACTATGTGTTTATAGATATAGAGGTTGGGGTTGTTTAACTAGGAGGAGATCATGGCAGTTCCAGAGGGATATCCAGCCACAGGAACATATTTTGATGGTGGCCCATCGACAACGGGATCAAAAACAAGAACTGGTCTGTCTACACAGATTATTGTTCTGGTTAATGGTAGTCCGGTCGGTGCAATTCAATCGTTTCAAGAAACACAGGCAAGAAATAATAAGAAGATTGCAGAGGTCGGTACAGACGGATGGATAGAGATTGTTCCTCAGGCTCCAGCTACAGTTACTCTCACTGTTCAAAGAATTGTTTTTGACGGACTTTCCCTGCCTGAGTCTTTTGCGAGAGGATATAAAAATATTCATGCGCAAAGAATTCCATTTGATATTCAAGTTATAGATTCGTTCGCCGGATCTGGAGACAATAGCACTATAACAACCTATCATAATTGCTGGTTTAACAATCTAGGTAAATCTTATACAGTTAATGATTATTCTATAACTGAATCAGCCAACATTGATTGTGAATTTGTTTCATCTACCCGAAACAATGAAGCCGTGTCTGAATCTCAGGGCGTCGGCGGTGGACGGAAAATTCCAGATAACGTAAGAGATAGGGATGCCGTCGAGCGAGAGGCCGATATCGGAAACCGACGAGGTGTTCTGGACGTTGAAGCATTAATTTCAGCTGCATATAAGGATGGAATTGATGATTAAGAAGAAGGCTGTAGGGGTCGGTATAGATCCTGGGTAAATTTGGCCCTTGAAAAACATTTCAAATTATTCAAAAACACTGCACTTTATATGCAGTGTTTTTTTTTGAAAACAAGTATTATCTAAACAAACCTTTATAGGAATAGGAGTATTCAATGCCTAGAAGAACCGCTACAATTAGCCCCTCTGATGTAGAATTAGAAAAAGAGGAAGTTACGAGCGAGCACGAAGCAGAAGATAAGGCTAATGATGTGCTCGCTCCAGATGATTTAAAGAGCCTAATATTTTTAGGACGACTTGTAAAGACTGTAAAAATTGGAGGATTTTCATTTGAGGTCTCAACCCTAACTACTTCTCAGCAGAGGGATGTTATGAGTACGATTATGTCAGATGGAGATGCTACACAGAGAATGCTCGATATAAAGCCTTTAACCATGTCATATTCAGTGACCTCTGTTAATGGAGTTGATTTAGAGACACTGTGTGAAGATGACTCTGTAACGAATATCCAAGATAGGCGCTTATATGTAATGATGAATCTTCAGTCAGTTTTACTAGAAAAGTTATATAGAGAATATGACGATCTTGTAACTAGAGCTGGAAAAGATATAGGTATTGACGATTTAAAAGAATAACCCGTGAGCCAAGTAGTAGGCTGCGCTGGGAACTCTGCAAGTCCTGGGGGTGTTCTGTTGACGACGATAAATTTACAGATATAACTGAGCCTCAGATGCTGTGGTATGCCCAGAGTATAGGTTTGGAAAGACAAGAAGAATACACTTACGATCTAGGTATGTCTGAATATTTAGCATCTTTTTGGAACGCAGAAGCTGTACAGAAAATTCGGTCTCAAAGAGATATGGATAATGATGACAGATTTGCTTCAGACGAAGAATTTAGCGAACAACTTGATCGAAAAGATTATCTTAAATCTGATGAATTAGTTCAAACAATCAGAGATAAATATAAACATACTAATTTACAAGGTAATGATAGGCAGAGAAGCAGAACGGTTAAGACCCCCGAGGATATGACAGGTTTGTTTAGACTTACAAAGAAGAGGTAAATTAGAGTCGTGGATGCGCAAGAAAGAATCAAACAGCTAGAGGGTCAAGTGGCCGGCATGCAGACCAAGCTCGAAAATGCTGCCAAGGCAACCGATAATCTTACCAAGTCTATGGGCAATTTCTTTGCCACTGGTTCAAAAGGTAAGGCTAATATCCAAGACCTCTCTACTTCATATTCAGATATGGAGAATGTATTAAAAAATACAACTGATATCACCGGAAAGCTAACGGGAGCAATGGGGGCATTCGCTTCCAAGCTCCCTTTTGTTGGGGCGGTGGCGGGCTCTGCCATAGCTGCCGTTGGAGGTATTTCGACGGCATTTTTAAAGTTAACTGAGTTAGCTACTGGCGCTCCGCGTTTTCTCATAACATCTTTGGATGATCAAACAAGAGGCCTTAGGCAGTTTGAAGGCAATATGTTTGATTTGCATAAACGTTTTGGAGGAACAATAGACGAGGCTAAGCGCTTTTCAGACACCATGAGAATGGCTTCAGGTAATGAGTTGGCCCAAAGCCTTCATCTTACAACTAATGAGATGGCAGACTTTGTAAGAAAGACGGGTGATACGTCTTTAACGCAAGAGCAACTAAGCCAAGTTGTTCAGACTGGGGCTGGAGCTATAGAGCTTTTTGGGGCAGCAACAGCTTTTGCTAAAGCCTCAAGTATGGACCTGGGGACTGCAGCACGTCTTCTGAATAATCTTATGAATAAGCAGGGAAAGTCTGCGCAGGAGGCCACCAATATGTTGGGGATGTATGTTGGGGTGGCAGAGAAGACCGGTCTATCGATAGACAAAGTCTCTTCTAGCTTAAATTCTGCGGTTCAAAATTTTGCTAAAATTGGTATGGCCGCCGACTTTGGTAAGCCTATTATGGAGGGCTTTGCCAGCACAATGACTGATATGGGACTTGGCATAGAAGAGTCTATAGCTCTTTCTGAGGGTTTGACAAAGTCGCTGGCCGGATTAGCCAATAATTATGGACTGGCTCACCTGACCTTTCAAAGAGGAGGCTTAGATATAGGAGGCGGAGGCGGCGGCGGAGTTCTTGGCGCTGGTATTGCCATGCAGTCTGCATTCTTAGAGGCCGATAAGACAGGCGATCAGGCTGCAATCGGAGACCAACTTGTAAGGGGGATGAGAGATACTCTCGCTTCATTTACAGGAGGAGATATCGTTACGGTTCAGCAGGCAAATGAAGATTCTTCTTTGCAGAGTCAATTTTATATTCAGCAACAAATGTTAAAGACTTCTTTTGGACTAGGAGATGATAATTCAGCGGCTAGAGTCTTGGATATGCTGTCAAGATTAGATGAGGCTACGAGAACCGGAGACGTAGATGCTCAAGAGAGCTTAAAGAAACAAATCGCAAATGAGAAAAAGGGAAGAGATCTGACTTTAGATGAAATGGAAAAGGTTAATAGAAAGCTGGAAACACAAATCAATCTAATGACAGTTGACTTAAGAAATTCATTAGATCAAACAAGAAGAATGGCCGCAGGAACTGGTGCGGCTGTTGTAGGTCAGCTTCCTAAGGTTATTGGGGCTGCATCCGCTGGAGTTGAGCTTCAGGGTTCCGCTATAGAGAGGGCCGCCGACTTTCTTTTTAAAAACATGGGGCAGGAGGGGGAAAAAGATTTCGCTAAGAAACAATTTGAAGACTTTAAGGTTTCTAAGGGTCCTATGAATTCGGTTGGGGCAGTGTCTGGAGGCATAGCTCTTGGTCATGCTGCGACGGAAGGTCTTGCGCCGGGTGAGGCAAATGATCTGGTAGATATTTTGAGTCAGAGTTCGGGCTCCGGGACGGGGAAGAATAGAAAGTTTATGAGCACTGATACGGTAGGCAGCGAGATAGATCGTATAGCGGGTATTATTGCAGCTCAATCACCCGAAGGAGAGAGGGGCCAGGTAAGAAAAAGTTTGGTAGATGAGTTTAAATTAGCGCTTAAAGAAATAAATGTAAATATTAAGATGGATGATAATGCAAATAGCGTCTTTAATGCAAGTGCCGATATAGCCGATAGTGTACGTAAGTACGTAGGAAATAAATAAGGAGAATAAATGTCAGAATCTAGAGAAACTATTATATTTTTCTTGCCATTAGAAATGGAGGCCTTTACTAGCAGCGCTACTCCATACTCATCGGCAGGAGATCCAGATTCTATTGCGAGTCCCGCAGATAAGGGTGTGTCTTGGGACCGGCGACAGCTTTACCTGAACCCTCAATCTATTAACATGAGAGATCAAAAGCTTGTTCAGAAGCAGCTTACAAAAGGTGGATATGTGGTTCAGTATTGGGGGGAAGAGCTGACCACTATTGATATTCAGGGAACAACAGGTTCTGCCGGAATAGAGGGTATAAATATTTTAAAAGATATTTATAGACACGAACAGCTGCACTATAGGACTGTTTTGGCGAACAGGCAAAGAGAGCTAGCTCAAGCAGCTGCTCTTGCTCAGGCTGAAGCGGAGGAGCAGATATACGACGCAACTGTTGGGGGATTTCTTCTTGGAGCGGCAGATACGTTGACGGGAGGTGCGGTTTCAAAATCAGTAAAGGGAGTCGCTAATTCTATTGATATAATGTTTGGAACATCGCTTGGAGATGGAGCCGGAGGCAAGGGGAAGGCTTTTAAGGCAGTCCCTACTTTGGCAGCTTTTGCTACAAATATAGATATGTATTATCAGGGAGAGTTTTTTAGAGGATATTTTACAAATTTTGGAGTAACTGAATCTGCGCAAGAGCCTGGTCATTTTACGTATACTTTTAACTTTGTAGTGACTAGAAGGACGGGTAAGAGAGTGAACTTTATGCCGTGGCATAGAACCGCAACTTCTATTGACGGAGAGACACTTGTGTGTCAGGAGGCACCAGAATCAAAGGGTTCATGGCCCGGAGTTCAGAGGCTGTCTTTTTTGTCTGAGGAGTCGTCGTTTCACGGCAAATGGAATAATGCGGTTTTGGATAAAGATAACACAGTGGGCCACATTGATATGGTGAGTTCTGAGTTTTTGGAAGACAATAATATAACGCAAGAAGACGTGACCCAGGAGGCCAACAAGGTGCCATTTCCGAGGAAGCTATAAAAATTAATTCGTCTTAGTTTGTTAGTAAGTATAATTAGTTAGAGGTTATAATGAGTTCGTCTAGTTCAGCAAAACATGGATTTGGGAAAAAAGTTTCTAGTGTTATAAGTAAGGCCCAAACGGATCTAATTCACGGAACACACCCGGCATACATATCGTATGGCGAGGTTGATGCTCTTGGCGGTGGGGATGCCCCATCTTTAGTCGGAGTTGGTGCATCAATTTTTCTTGATCAAAATCACGCTAATTCAATAACTCCAGATACCAGAACCTTTATAGCGATGTCTCCAGAGGCTACTATATTGGTTAAAAAGAAAGTTTTCTCATCACTTAAGTCAGCAAATGATTTAAGATTTATGGACAAAACAGAGAAAATGCTTTTAAGGGCGACCAAAGCTCTTTTCGCCTATAAAGTTCAGCAGATAAGGGCTTATGAGAGCCTGACTAAGTTTGAAAACTTCTTTTCAGAGACTGGGATGTATAGCCTCAATCTTTTGTCTTCTGTTATGAGGGAGACTTCTCGTCTTGATCTTAGTAAGCTTGGATATATCGAGTCAGAATATGTCGAAAAAAGACTTAGTGAGTGGTATCTCGAAGACAGAGAGGTGTTCCTAAAGACTAAGGATTCTAGCGGTAAGCGTATATCACACCCAGACCATGCAGAGCCTGAGGTTATGACAAATCTAGCATGGCTTAAGCAGCTTGCTGCGTCTAAAGCCAAGCAGGTCATTGAGAATAAGAGAGCGGAGCTTAAAACAGAGTATAAGACAAAATATGACAAGATAGACGTTCCTTATGATGCTCTTGAGGAGGCAGATAAAAAGTTAGAAGAAAAAATGGACGACCCTGATTCAGGCTTCTTTGGCGACTTAGGCCTTATGCTTGCACACTCTGAGGGGGCGGAACAATATGATGCTGTGAATGAGGATCTGGTAAAGATTATAAAGAGAAATGCTTTTTCTGTTGATAATCAGCTTACTACTTGGATCGTTGACCATGATGCACCTGAGAATTTTCTTCTTGGCCCCGGAACAGGTGTAATTGAAATTGCTTTATTTAAGGATTTTAATACGACCACAAACTACTCAACTTCTCCATCAACAGCCTCTTTCAGCCTGTCTTATCCATATAGACTTGGAACTGTTTTAGAGGATGATATAGAGATGGCTATAAATGAAGCGGTAGATGGAACTGCTGGCATTTTCCAAGATATGATGAATGGAGATTTGTCGTCGAAGGATCTTCGCTCAACACATGGCATTGATGGATCCTCTATAGCCTCTGCGGCTTTTGAGAAGGCTGGTCTCGGAGGGTCGGACGGCTCTCTTGATATAGATTATATAAGAGAAAGACTGAGAACTTTTTATTTAGGAAAATCTTTTGTTAATCCCCCTGATCCTATTCATTTTTACATTCGAGGCAATAGAACTCTCATAGACAATACGAGCGCCTCGTCTGACCAATCTGGTTTTAACGAAGAGTATTTAGAAATAGATGAAGATATTCTTAAGGCAGAATACCAGCTTTATACGTCACAGGCTTTAAGTTATGATCTGTATAAACAGATTAGGGGAAGGCAGGATAATTCTTTTGGAATGATACATGTGTTTGGGGGATTTGTAAAGCAGGTAACAGAATCTTTTGGAGGAGGATTCTGGGATCTTAAAGCACAATGTACGGATAATATGTCATGGCTTGAGTGGAGTCAGTTTGCAATAGCTCCATCCTTAAGTGATCCAAAAAATATTCTTGAAGACCCATTAACACCATTCTCTATGGTAAAAGATGACTTAGGACAGATTGTGCCGTCTGAAAGAGATCTTCTTCATGAAAACAAACAGCTTCTTCAGAGCGGACTGTTGAGCTATGATTCTGGATTATTCGCAGGACAAAGTGCTGCAGAGGGAAATCTTTTGCAGGGCCAATACAATGGGGTCGGGTCGCTTAGGGGAAAGAAGGTTCTTCAGCATGCAGATGGGTTTGTATATAGATGGAAAACAGGAATTATAACAGCCACTGCAGGTTTTCAGGCAGTTGATCCAACTGGTGCGAATGCATCTTCCTCAAGGATACATTCGCAGAATTATCAACCAACTGTGGCCACAGACGTTTTGAATAATTTAGATGTGCCAAATATTTTAAGCATCTTGATTGTTGGCCAACCATATAATATAGAGACATTTATAGAACAGTCTTATGCGGCACATAACAAGACGGATAAGACTGCCTCCTTAAGCCCTCAGGATCCGCTAACAGGAGTTATTGAGGCAGTTAGAAAACAGAATGAGTATTTTGGCAACTTTCATCCATATAGAACTAATACAATATCACCAGAGTCTGCAGAGTTAATGATTAACACGGCAGGAGTAAGACAGACTGCAAATAATACGGTCAAAAAGCTTAGAAGGCGAAAGATTGCGATAAATAAGAAAATACGAGCATTAAAAAATAGTGGAGTACAACATCCCGGGCAGGTGCCGCCCTCTGCTCTTGCAGCAACACTAGAGGCGGAGGTTGCCACGATAGATGCGGCAATTGATAAGCAGGTTCTGGTGGGCGTTGCTGCGACCAACGCTATAAGTGCGTCTGATAAAGTAGGATTAGAGATAGGATTGTTCGGAAGTAGCGGCCTACCCCTGTCTAATGATGCCGATGAAAATCAAGAGATAACTAGAGCGATGATGCTTGTGGGAGCGCAAAGAAGAATTGAGGACGTTAGGCTTAATAGGGATCGGAATTTGCTGATAATATCGGATCAGTATGATATGGCTGATATTAGGCCGTTTATCTTAGCCCTTCAAGGTGGGAAGTGGAATTTGTTTAGGGCTGAATATACAAATGTTTTACAGAAGTGCCAAATGGCATCTTCTATGTTGAATCTTGAGTTTTTCTGCAATTCTCAGGGGCACCTAGAATTTAGGCCTCCGCAGTGGAACAAAACTCCACTAACTGTGCTTAGGGGGGCCATTAGGCGCGAAAAGGAAAGCGGAAAAACGGTTATTCCTAATTTTATTACAAATTTATTTCAGACAAGAATTGAGTCTTTAAGAAAAGAGGTATATACTTTAAATGTTCAAATAGTCTTGATAGCTCTTATGATGGGAAGATTTCCTGACAGCACTCTTATTCCTAACATGAACAAAACAGGTGAGGCCTCACTTGCATTTTTTGGAGTAAATACAGATTCTAAGGATAATTCTGGTTCTGCCTTAAGCTTAAATCGAAAAGAATATTCTTGGGAGACAGGAAACCTTACAGAGCAAAATAATTCAACTTTTGGAGAGGGGCTGAAGGTGACCGCTTCATTTTCAGAAAGTGGCAACTCACTTGGTGGGGACACAGAAACTATTTTAGGTGATTTTGATCCAATCTTCCAAGAGCAAAGCGGTGTTACAAACGATGTTCTTAGCGCTATAGCCTCAGGGTCGGGCGGAGCGGGAGGCTTGAGGCCTCCTGCCCAGCATTTTGCGGAACCTTCAAGGCTAAATAACCTCAGAGATACATTCAAAAAATTATATGGGCGAGATCCCGCAAAGACGCTTGGTATAGATCTTAAGCAAGGATTTGAAGCAAAAGATATTGTGACAAATGGCGCTAATGATGGTGATAAAGCAATAGAAAAAGCTCTGGCGAGCGAAGAGGGTCTGCTGACAAAGTTGCGAAAAGCTATTTCTAAAAGAGACAGCTATGTATCTATGCTTCAAGCAAATGAAAAGAAGGTAGGGGAGCTTAATGAGATAGAAACGTTTTTAACCACAGGAGAAGAAGAGTCTCACGAAACAGGTATTGACAATCCTGTAGTGAAATTTTTAGAAAGCGCGGCGACGGGTATAAAGAATACAATAGATATAATTACAGGTAGCGCGTCTGAAGGGTCTGTTTATGATCACCTTATAGCAGATGATACTAGAAATTTATTAGGACCCGGATCAGGCAAGAGGTTTATATTATCAGATGAACATATTCTTAGCCTGAGCTGCACTGAGGCTCCTCCAGATTTCACAAGGATTGACATAGAAGGAAGCGCCCCATTGATAGCGCAGCAAATTCAAAGTGGAACGGATAATTTATATTTTTGGGCTGGAGCGACAGACTTCGATTTGTGGCGTCAGTATGGCTATAGGGCTCAGAAGAAGGACCTTCCCTTTATAAGTGATGTAGAGGGGCAGGCAAGGCCATACGCAATTCTTGAGCTCGGCCTTCAAAAGCTAAAGGTAAATAGAGCAAACGCACAAGTTGTAGGGAATGAATTTTATCAGCCAGGAGATACGGTGTACATTCCCTCAAGGGGGCTTCTTTACTATGTTGAGTCTGTACAGCATAGTTTTAATTATGGCCAAACATTTAGTACATCTTTATCACTAACATATGGCCACCCTCCGGGGGACTATGTCCCGGGGCCCTTGGATGTAATAGGGCAAGAGTTAGTAGGGAATATGTTAGATGAGCCCGCGCTTATACAGAGGTCATCCGAATCAGACGATAATTATAGAGTTTTAAAGCCAGATTCTGCTTTGGTCTTTCCAACGGATGGAGCAGGAATGGCAGAGCTTCTTGCTTTTTCTAATAATCAAGTTAGGTTTACAAACATGATGATAGATTTAATGGGGTCGTTGTCTGGGTCAAAATATCTTCTTATAAGGGGCTTCGTTGCTGATGAAAATGATCAAAATGAAGCAGATAAGGTGAGAGAAAAGATGTCGACGGTTAGATCTCTATTTGAGTATCCAAGTCAAATATCCCAGAATCATGCGGGTGCCGGAGCGCTTGGAGAAACTGTTCTCGGGATAGGCTCAGCGGTTAGCTCTGTGTTTGGAGGTGGATCTGCAACGACCATGGGAACTGGGCCATTGAGGCTTCCTAACAATATGCCGGTTACTCCGATTAGGGCGGCAAAGATAATTGAGCAGCTTACATATCTGAAGAAGGCTAATGATGATTCTTCGGCAGTTGGAGAGATAAAATGTATGGATAGAAAATTAGTTGGAGCTCTTTTTAAAGATAATAATTCAGCAGATATAACTAAAGCTACGGGCATTTTCCCCAAGGGAGGTCCAAGGCAGGGAAGCTGGCTTGAGATAAGAGATGGTTGGGACCTGTCAGAGATGTTTTCGAGCAATAAGGCAGCTATTAATGTTATAGAGGTTGGAATAATTAATATTCCAAATAGTATTATGTCTTCGGAGGTACAGGGGTAATCAGATGAGTATTGATGTAAAAGGTCAGCTAGAAACACTGGCAGCCTTTCAGGCTACAGTCGAAGGAGTCGATCCGAAAACCGGCAATATAACTGCAAGGCGCGGTCCCAGCTCCGACACCTTTACGATTCCGCCTGTATATTACGGCGGAGTTAATGACTTTGGGATTTTTATGCACCCAAACGAAGGGGACACTCTTTTGTGTGTCAGGGTTCACCCTGGAAGTAAAGGTGTGACGCAAGCAGTTCGAGTTTTATCTGCAGATAAGGCTCCTCCAAAGGAAGGAGAGAGAACACTAGAAAAAGATGATACTGTAGCAATCGGAACATCTCCTTACCCTGTGATTCAGGAGGGCGAGGTAAAGATATTATCGAATAGAGGTTCTACGCTTTACTTCAAAGAAGTCCCCAAATCTACTCAGGCAGAGATTCAATTGACCGCCCCAGGAAGAAGTGGCCTGTTTATTAGTGATGACCTAACAGATATGATAACAACTATATCAAATGTGTCACAGCAGATTACCTCTGGAGCAAGGATCATATCTGGAGATATAATTAGAAGTGAAAGTGGCAGTCAGACCGACATCAAGATTGGTCACGAGATAGAGGCCTTTTCCAAAATATCAGGAGAGCTAAGAGGGCTTTATGATGGAGATTATGCTAAGACTGTAGCTATGCGGGGCTCTCCTAGAAATCCTGTTCTTTCTGAATACAGAATGGTTGTAAATGAGTTTTCAGAGCAGTCTGCTTTTACTGGATGGGATCATGAACATGCTAGTGCAAATTCTGCAAAACCGAAGGAGTATGAGCTAAAATCTCACCTACGCGCTATTGACCCAAGGACATCTTTGTCCTTAGCCCCTCATCAGTTGGTTGAGATTATTGCAGGCAATGTTGTAGATTCAGCCGATCAAGTGCGAGATATAAATTATGGGTGTGTTTACGTAGGTGATGCGAATGGAAGACCAAACGTTGATGAGATGGCGTATGAAGCAGATAGGCTTACGAGTAGAAGGGGCCTTGGTTATCACTTTCAGCTTTCAACAAATTCTAAATCAACAGAAAAATCTAGAACTAAACATAACTTTATTTGTGCTATAGATAAGGGCGGCCTTTTGAAGATCAGCGTTCCGAAGGGAATCGGCGCTGGAAATGTTTTATATCCAGCAAGTGGGTACTTTGGCCATGAGGAAGGAACGGTCCTTACCACACCTGTTGCGAAGTCTGTAAAGACAGAGATTCCGGTTACACTTCGAGATGAGGATGGCACTGTAGTTCTCCCTCATATTTATGATGAATTAAATGGTATAAATTCAAGAAATACTGGGATTAGATTTTCAAATAATTCTGGATATTTTCAAAACGTTGGCATCGGCAAGGGCGGCCCTCCAGGTGGCGAAGGGGCAGGAATGGTCAGGGTAAACTTTACTGCTCATCATAATATGTATGCCGCAGCAGAGATGCTTATAGCAAATACTATAGACAAAGTTTTGATTCCAGAGGACCCAACAGAGTGTCCTGGAATCGTGATGGGCACAATAGGCAGTTGCTTTGAGAGAAATATTCTTAATTTGGATGGCGAGGGAGAGCTTGAGCTTGTTCCGCTAAAAGGCATGTCTACGGTTGGAATTAAACCAGGAAAGCCCGCCATGTATTCTGGCGGAGGAACGGTTGTAGCGGGAAGCCATTCGTTGCTTCAGTATGACGGAAAAAATCAGCCATATACAAATTCTTTTGTTGTTACCGGAACTCCCGGAGAGTTTTCATATACAGGCACAGACAAAGGGTCTGAAAATCTAAAAAACCCTGGCGGAAAGAGCGCAAATATAAATTTTCAAGGAGCAATTGATGTTTCTGTTGGAAAAGATAATTATGACCAAAAGAGTTTGGTCTTAGACACGGCGGGCAGTGTAATTGCCTGGTTTGGAGAAGATGCTGCAGGAAGAAGTCTTGTTGTTCAAACAGATGGGGCTGTTGCGGTTAATGTTGGCGGAAGAGGCTTTGCAAATGGTGCAAGCACCTGGAAGCAGGGGCGGTTTGACCTCAGAGTAAATGTCACAGACAAAGGAGTTGTAGGTCAAAAGTGGAGCCCCAAAAGAGCGGGTGGAGATAATGCTTCTGATTATATTATTTCTATAAGTGATGCTGGGCTTGTAATAGCCGGAATGAAGCCAGGGGCCCCAATGATAATAAGAAATCAGGGGAATGTGTCGATTGAGAGTTCGGGCAAACTAACCTTAGGGGGCTCATCCGTAGAGATAAGAGAGGGCAACCAGGTGCCAAGGAAAACCCATAAGCCTCCTACTGCACAGGATCAGGTTCCTCCGGACCCCGAAAACGTCGCGGATACAGTTGCGTGTATAACAGACATTTTATCAAAGATGACGAAGCCAAAGCCGGAAGAGGAAGAAGAGTAGTAGTGGTTTATGATTGAGGGATTTATTCTGTTAATATTCAACTAATTTAATTACATATCGTAGTATAAGTTAGTACAATTTTAGTTAAGTAAGTTAAGGTTAAGTAGATTATGCCAGCAGATTCACAGCTTTTACCGCTTTTAGCGGCGGGAAGTGTAAAACATCCTGAGGAAAACTCTAAGGTAAATGTAAATTGCATCTCAGCAGATGATGACAAAGATTCTGCTGCTGCAGGCAGAAGTCCGCTTGAAAATGTAACCTTAACGGTTTTATTTCCAAAAAAACTACTAGGTACAGAAGATCCGAATAAAGATGTCATCCCCGGAGTCGGCGGCGCGATCGTTAAGCTCGAATTGGCCGGTGGTACGGAAATTAATACAAAAAAACCAAAAAAGTACGCTGAGTATGATACATCGAAGCTGGCAAGTTATATATCAGGTGAGATACCACATGTACCTGACGAGCCAGAAGACGAGGGAGACGAGAAACCATTTGTTAGTATATCTAATTTGGCGAAGGTCCGGGTAAATGTAAATAAGGCTCTTGAGAATATGCCTGTCGATTCAACTCCGTGGCATGAATGTGACGTGCCAACCTTGGTTTTATCAAAAACTCGGACAACAGCTTTTCCGGACAAAGGTGCTCTTCAAGGGGCAATCGACGAAAAGAAAGCAAAGAAAATGAGGGTAAAAGAATTTGGTAAGCCGGTCGGTTATTTCAAGTTTATACCCATACAAGTTCTAAATAAGCTTTTTGACGCCCTTATGAATGCTCCGGCCTCCCCGACTGATGATCCGAATGATTATGGCATGTGGAAGGGCGAATATTATGGTATATCTGGTGCCAGCTTTAATACGCTGGCGGATGCTGTAAAGGGAGCCTTAGGGGAAAGCGGAGACCTTGAAGATGAGGACGCGGCAAAGATATTGCTCGATATATTTCCTATCATTAGGGTTAAGTCTAGCGATATAACAGGAAATAATGCTACTCTTCCTAACATAGGATATTATACAGCCCTTAAAGATTCTTTGTATGTAAAGATGCCAGACCTATCGGGAAGGGACTCTAATGGTTATGCTCAAAATATTTATGGCCTCGGACCTAAAACTGATGGAAATATTCAGTGGGCCTTTGAATTTGTAAAGCATATTAACATATATGCGGCAAAGGCCTTTGACTTTCAGCCACCTCCAGCTCCCAGTGTCGAAGATGGAGACGCAGAGTTCCCCTTCTCTTTTAAGACAAAGAACCCCAATTCTAATCTCGACGCCCCTATAACAATATTGAAAGAGGGGCTAGACGATAAGCATATTGATAATTATAAATTCTTTTTGTCCCCGATCCTCCCTGCCGGAAGCAGTACTTCTTCAAGAGGCTTCATAACTACAAATAGGGCTGTCGAAATATTCACAGCACCTGTATTGACAGCTCCTTACTATCAAGAAGATATCTCTCAGGCTGTGGTGACATTTTCAGAAAAGGCTGTGTCACAACTTGTTTATGAATTTAGTGATAAGACGCAAACAGGTAAGATGGAAAAATACAATTTAGTATTTAACGATACATCTGTGGCAAAGCGTCAAGTTGAATCGACAGATACTGGAAAGCTTACCCATTTAGAATTTTCTGCTAACGCAAAAGTAATAGAGGCTGGCGCACAAGGCGTACATTATTATCAGTTTGAAGAGCTGGGCCTTCCAATGTCAGAAAACCTATCGGACTTTGGTGTTGATAGCATTGCAGATATCTTGGGAGAAGCAAATAGGCCAGAGATCTTATTGGGATTTAGAGATGGAAAAGGCCCAGAGAAGGATAATGAGGGCAAGATTTATGACCCAAAAGTATATAGTGCTAAAAATCTCCTTGCATCAAATCGGCCAAATATAATTTTAAACGAAGAAACTCAAATCCCGGCGATCTGGATCCCCCTCGGCTTAGATAAGATGGGATCTGAGGATGATTTTTATACACTTAATATTCCATTTCTTTCAGATGAGGAGGAGGAAGGTCCGAGATCTGCCTTAGAAATATATAATGAAATGGGATTCTTAGAATTTGCGCTTTATGTTGTAGATCATATGGGACAGATTGTAAGAGCCCCCGGCAAGAACATAAGGATAACTCCAAATTCGCCGCTTTTAGAATTTGTGGAACCTCATGGTTTCGCCGGAAAACAAGGCAATGTGCCTATAAATCTTGGAACCACTCTTCATCCGGGCCTCACACTTTTTGCAGAGAATACTCTTCAAGGCTTAAACCTCAAAGGGGAAGGGTTTGTTGGGACAAATCCGACTATAAATTTTTATTCCGATAAAGAGGGGCAGAACTTGGTCTCTTCGTTGAAAGACGGAATGAAGGTTGGAGTGAAGCAGGATAAGATAAGGATAGTGGATACTGGTGAACATACACTAGCGGTAGAGTCATTTGCGACTTTTGGAGATATACTGCCTGCTTTAGTGGGAACATATTATTTGGGAGTCCAACTTCCGACAGGGTCTACTAGCGATCTGATTCCTTTTTATATATCTAATGCTGGCACGAAGAAAGATGACTTGCCTGAGCCGAAAGATGTCAAGATAACATTCAAAGACTCCTTCGGCCTAGAGGTTAAAGGTTTCGATAAAGGAGTGCATTCTATACCTATTATTCAGGATGCCGTAAATCATGCGAAGATAACTATACAGACAGAGAAAAAGACCTTTAAGTCTAATCCTGATGCAATACTTTTTGCTTATATAGCTGTTTTGAAGAACGAGCCAAATAAAAATATTTTATTGTCAGATGTAGGCTGGTTGCAGGAGGCGGGAGTTCACCAAAAGGACTCTATTATAGAGGCAAATATAAAGACGGCTGTTTCTGAAAGTGTAGAGTTTTATATACCAACAGAATTGCAATGGAAGTTCGCTACAGGCGACTTCAAAAGAGATAGCGCAAGAAAGGCTACAATAAAATTTCCCGGAACAGAAAATATGGACATTAATCTGTCTAGATTTACAGAGCTTACTGCGGGAAACAATAAAAAGGAATATCCCGCCTATATACTTCTTACAAACTCAGAGCTCAGTACTGGTGCAAATATTCCATCATTTATAGGTGAAAATGGTGGCACAAAAGAAGACGGGAAGTTTAATTATGCGGTTATACCTATCGGATCACCTGGCGATAAAGATCCAAAAGAGCCTGCCTTTGCCGCTGTCCCTGAAATTCTAGGATTTGTTGCGGAACTTCCTTCTGATGGCGGTGAGAATAGAGTTGTTTCCAATATTCCCCAGGCGTCTTTGATGGCCATGAAGGAAGTAAAGAGCAAAATAGAGGGAGGCTGGTGGAGCGGAGGAATATCTCTTGAGTCAATAAAAACCGATATAAATCAAAATTTTTCTATCATTGCAGCAGATGAGCTTAAGCGTTTGGCCATTGTCTTTCGTGGAAATGAAGTTCCACGAATGGAAAAGATGCATAAGGCCTCTATTGGAAGTAAAAAATTAGATGATGAGTGTGTTGACGTAGAATTTGCTGAAGATAATATGATCGTAGCAAGTTACAAAGATATATCTGGAATTAAGTCGGAAGGCTGGACAGATGTAGTTATAAAGAGGACAGATGAGCGTTTTAAATGCTCTTACGACTCAACTCTATATAATAGGGTTACAATTGATGTTGATCCAGTAAAAGATAAGGATACCTTTATTGACGAAACTGATGGAAAACTTTTGCCGGAGCCTCCATCCACAGAGGCGGAAAATCTCCTTATACCAAGAGTCATAAACGTTGAAAGCGGCAGTAAGTTTGTTGATTATCAGGGCAATGTAAATCTTTCTACAGTAATCTTTCCAGGTGGGGTTGGAAAATTTTCTCCTCTGCCCCTTATTCCGCACAAGACAATGAAGCCCACGGATCCAGCTTCAGATATCAATTCATATTTTCAGTTTTCAAACCCAATAAAAGTAAAGCCAAGCTTAGACCTTGTTTTTGGAGAAAGCGTTACTGACGACGAAGGAAACCTTGTGGTTCATGGTATGGGACTTACAGACTCTCCCATAGCTGATAATAACGAGGTTGTCACAGAGATTATAAAGTTAAGCAAGAGTGGGCAGATATCTGTGGCCATGGGCCTGCTGGACATGATTGATGCAATTGAGAAGGCGAAGAAAGAAGCTGAAGCAGTAATCCAGAATATAAAAGCAAATATCAAAAAGGTGACGGACAAACTTAAGCAAGAGGCTATGGAAAAAAAGCTTGCTGAAGCGGAGCAAAATTATAACGACACGTCTCAAGCTGCAGTAGAGGCCACTGAGACGGCCGAAAAATCAGTTATGAGCAAAGAAGATGCTGATAAGGCCGCAATGGATGCGGCTATGGCAGGAGCACAGTCTGAAGGCTCTGAGGGAGGCTCAAGTGCTGTTGATGCATTAAATGATGCAGCAGCAGGAGCCGCCGAAGCAGCTGCGGCTGCTATGGGCGCAGTAGGTGACGCCGTTGACGGAATAAACGATGCCTTGGGTATGCTTCAGACAATATCAGACGCCTTGTCTAGCATAGCTAATATCGCAAATCAGATTGCTGCTGGTGTTGAGTCGGCAGCAGCCTCGCTAGGAGCGAGGCCAAACGACTTCGTCAAGGTAAATGCCAAATATATTTATATAGATAAAGGCACTACAATAAAATCTAATGAATATAAGGCAAGAGAAGATAAGAAAAAGTTTAAACTTACAACTAATTTTAAGTTTTCACAAGCTGCAGCTATAAAATTTAATGTACCAGAGATTGTAAGTATTACGAAGGATGGGGACGATATTCCTTACACTCTATTCGGAGATAGGCCCTTTTCAAAGCTCCAGATTAAATCTGGCGACAAGATTGTAGTCCAGATGATTGGTGCGGATGAAGACACTAAGCTTGAAATTGCCGGAAAGCGTGTTGACACAATAAAAGACTCACCTTTTTCGTCAGGGATTTTCCAAAACTTTAAAGTAACGGTTCCAAATCTGAGTGCGTTTCCGATTTTCGGAACAAGTGACTGCATAAGTATTACCGCTACAAATTCTAATGCAAGCAGAATGCGCTTAGGCAGAATGATGGGGAACAATTTGACTCTAAATTTAGAGTCTGATTGGACTAAGAAGATTTTTGGAGGAGGAAGAAACAAGGAGGGTCCAGGCAAAGATATCGCAAAGTTTATGGAGGACTTGGCATATCTTAAGTTCTGCAATGTAAAGCTTGCGAAGGCCATGGGGGGTGCGAAGGAATCGATGCAGAGTTTCTGCGATTTTTCATTTAAGTTAACAGCAGAACTTTCTTTACAGCTTCGTAATCTTCAGGTGCTGATGATACCAATAAAGGTTATCTTCTGCATTATAGATGTTATTTGTGCGCTTCTGAATCCATGGAGATTGGCCTTTGCCATTATAAGATTATTCTTATGCTTATATGACTTAATTCTTCTGCTTCCTCAACTTGCTGTTCCTGCGATGTTCTTGGCTTTATTGCTTCATCTTCTTAATCTGCTTCTTTGTGTTATTTTGAAGATTCTTTCTTGGATTAACGCTATTAATGAGATTATTACGGCGCTTGATAGGGCTATTGAATATAAGAATTATCCCGCGATTGCAGCGCTAGAAGAGACTTTGAACGAACATTTATTCAGTCTTGAGACAGACATTTCTGTTCTTGAGCCTATAATAACAATTTTAAATTTGTTTATGCAGCTTTTGCAGCTTGCATTCGCATTTCCCTGTAGGGTCGGATCAGATGATGACGATGAGGCCTGTATTGACCCCTCGCAGTTGGCAGGAATAATCTTGGGCAAAGTAGCTCCAACGGGAGCTATAGCTCCAAACGTTTTGCTGCCTCTTGCTCAAGCGTATACCAGGCTTCCGCCTGAATCTGCGGGCTATTATGGTAACTCGCCGCCAGAAGGTCGGGACAAGAGTTCGGAGATTAGCGTTGGAGGTACTTTTGCGGATGATATCGATGGGGGTGCTGCGATTGGCGGTCTTCCAGCGACTTCATTTGATGTGGTTGTAAGGCCTCAGGATAATTATGGAGCCGTAGTTGCAAGGGCGGGAACACCGGGAGAAGATATCCCAATGATGATGAGCATGTCAACAGGAGAGACAAAACAGATTCAAGAAGGAGGATATTTTAGAGGGGATGCAGATAGCGACGGGATGATGGATAATATTTATTATCCTAGACTTAGAACCCAATTTGTAGAGAACACGCCAGGCGAGCACGATTTCATAAGAGATGACAAATATTTTGGCGCTAGTGATGGGTTTTTTGATGCAACATTTGCCTTATCATATACAAAAGGCACAAAGGATTGGGGCTTTTTCACAGGGCCCGACCCAAGGTTTGTGAGATTTAATTTTGATAGCGGAGGAGTTACTAACGACATAGCCTGGTGGACGTGGTGGCTTATTTTTCCCATATTCTTTAGCAAGAAAACAGTAAGTGCAATTCAAACTATTGATTCAAGGCCAATGTTTTTAGGCGTTCAGGATGGGGGAGAAGAAGATGGTTCGTTGATAATTGATGCAAAATCAAGAGATTTCGTTAGTCCTATAGATGGGTTTAGCGACTTTCTGAGGAGAGTAGGAAGTGGGTACCAGCCGAAGCCTTTAACGGTAACATTCGAGCTTAATGAGCCTGCTGTGGACCCAAATACGCATGATGCAATTTTTGTTCCAAAAATGGTTACCAAGACTTTTGGCAATATACCAATGATTGCCGTTGTGGATCATGAATTTAATGTATATTTTATTGAAAAAGACGGGAGCAACGGAGGGATTCGTATGAGCGGAAACTCCATTGATTCTATGCACCTAAAGATGCTTAATAAGCCATCCGCACCTAAGCATAAGACTAGCAGGCAAAAAGATGTGGCTTTTCGGGACAAAGGTTGGCGTTGGTATAAGAGTCATCAGGCTGAGACGGCAGCCTGGCTTGCGACTCCAAAGGGGGGAGAGGCTTGGTTTAACAATACATCATCTAATCACGAAGTGGGGGAGACTCCTCCGTACCCTAATGCTTATGCTGCTGATTTAAATCCGCTTGATCACCCCGGCGTTCCCATTGATCTCCCGGGACATGAGTATTTAGTCTACCATCCTGTTGCGCTAAGAACAGAGACAGATGGTAATTATTACGAGCACGATGGGCCTATAGATGAGGCTACCGGTGATCCTGAATATAAGGCGGGTGACAATAAGTTTAAGATCTATAAGACCGGAGAGGCTATAATGCGAGCCACAGCAAATGCTGCGTGGATGAAAAGCGAAATAGCTGAGAGTTCAGACTTGTATTATAACGGGAAAAAGGTTGCAGACTACTTGCACCCTGATCCTCCGGACGGATGGCCCGACGACCAACCTGCTCCTCGCCCACAGGCTCCTGCTGGTAACGATTACGTTGAATATATTTTGCACACAACATCAAAATGGCGATACAATAGAGCTCTTCGTTGCGTATGGGGGCACGAACCTGATCCGTTATTGGATGATGCCGGTGATCCCATTTTGCCGACGCCAGAGCCTGGAGAGGCTGTGCATGGAGGTTGGCAGAGCGAACGAGTTACTCAGACTTTAAAAAATAAAACTGTTACATTTACGTTGTCAAATCAAGTGAATGGCAGTTCTCCCTATGATACCCTCAAGCATCAGTGGACAGCGCCTGGCTCTCCGCCAGCCCCCGGCGAGCCAGCGCCTGCTGAGGCTCCGTATCATAATGGTATAGAGTATAAGCCTGAGTGGCATCATCTTAGCTCAAGGGAGAAGGAACA